GGCGTGTAAAAAGTATCAAATGATGTTTGTTTAGTCTGAAGTGCATTGACTCGAAAGCGCCCTAACCGGCGCTTTTTTTTTGGAGAGATAACATGAATCGAGCTTATTCGTTGCTACGAATAAAGGATGCGAACGACGAAAGCCGGGAAATAACCGGCATTGCGACGACGCCGCAAACCGATCGCATGGGCGATATCGTCGAGCCTAAAGGGGCCGAATTTACGCTACCTATACCGCTATTATGGCAGCATGACCACCGGCAACCGATTGGCGAAATATACGCCGCAAGCGTCGGCGAAGAGGGCATCGAAATAAAAGCGCGGTTGATTTCAGTAAGCGAACCGGCATCGCTTAAAGAGCGCTTGGATACGGCGTGGGCGAGCATTAAGAGCGGTTTGGTGAAAGGTCTATCGATCGGCTTTTCCGCTATCGAGTATTCGATACTCGATTCCGGCGGCTTGCGCTTTTCAAAGTGGGGCTGGCATGAATTAAGCGCGGTCACTATTCCGGCGAATTCCGAAGCAACGATAACCAATATTAAAAAATTCGACGCCGCGCGCACCGTCGCGACTGACAAATCGTGCGCGCCCGTCTTTCTTAACGCTGGCGTTTCGGCGATACAAAAATCAGCGAAGGTAGAAAACATGAACGTATTACAGCAAATTAAAGAATTTGAAGCGTCGCGCGCAGCTAAAGCCGCCGCAATGCAGACAATTATGGAGAAATCAGCCGCCGAAGGCCGCACGCTCGACGAAAAAGAAAGCGAAGAGTACGACGGCTTGAGCGATGAAATTAAAACCATCGATCAGCACTTGAAGCGCTTGAACGAGCTGGTTCAATCGCAGCGCTCGAACGCAATCGAAATCGACGGCGTGAAAAATCAACAAAGCGCAAACGACGCACGCGGCGGCGTTAGTGTTCCGGCCGTTGCGCGCAATACGCAAAAATTAAAACCCGGAATTGAATTCGCTAGATATGCAATGTGTTTAGGTGCGGCTAAGGGTGATCTTGCAACGGCTTCAATGATCGCTCAAAAACGATTCCCGGATAATCCGCGCATTATTAACACGATCAAAGCGGCCGTCGAAGCCGGTACGACTACGGATGCTGAGTGGGCCGCGCCGCTGGTTGAATACAATCAATTTGCCGGCGATTTCGTCGAGTTTCTGCGACCGCAAACCATTATCGGGCAATTCGGAACCAACGGGATACCTGCGCTGCGCTCAATTCCGTTTAACGTGCATATCAGGGGACAAACCAGCGGCGGCGCCGGTTACTGGGTTGGTGAAGGGCAACCAAAGCCGTTGACTAAATTCGGCTTTAACGACGCCTATCATGGGTATACGAAAGTCGCAAACATTGCAGTATTAACACAGGAATTAATGAGATTTTCGGATCCGAGCGCAGAATTGCTAGTGCGCAACGCACTCGCCGAAGCATTGATCGAGCGCATGGATACGGATTTTATCGATCCAGCGAAAGCGGCCGTCGCCAACGAATCGCCGGCGTCGGTCACGAACGGATTAACGCCGATCGTTTCCAGCGGCAACGACGCCGCCGCAATTCGCGACGACCTTGCGCAAGCCATGGCGCCATTTATCGCCGCGCGGATCCCGCTGCGCAATATTGTAATAATCATGAGCGGAACAACCGCGCTTCAGTTAACGTTGATGCGAAATACGCTCGGCCAGCGCGAATTTCCAGAAATGACGGTTAACGGCGGTTTCCTCGAGGGTATCCCGGTTATTGTGAGCGATTACGCCGAAGGGGATTCCAGCGGCGACTATGTTACGTTAGTCGTTGCGTCGGAAATCTATCTGTCGGACGACGGAATGGCCACGATTGACGCATCGCGCGAAGCGTCGTTGCAAATGGCTGACGATCCGACTAACGATTCGACTACGCCGACTGCGACGTCGCTTGTTAGTATGTTCCAAACGAATAGCGTTGCGCTGCGCGCCGAGCGTTTTGTCAATTGGTCGAAACGTCGCGCCGCCGCTGTATCGTTAATCAGCGCCGTTAATTGGGGACAACCTACCTCATAATGTTCATGCGGGCTCCGGCCCGCTTTTAGGGGATTCTATGAAGTTGTTGCGATGGTTATTCGCGCCGAAAAAAGGCGAACAATTTCAAGTAAGCGAAAAAGACGCCGAATTTTTGGTCAAGATCGGGCGAGCCGAAGAAGTGAAAAAAGCGCCGAAAAAACGCAAGAGCTCAACGCGACGCAAATCGGGATCGAAAAATAGCGATGATATGTCGCATATTTCATGGTTAGGCGCGAGCTGCGATAAAAGCTCGGGCGGCGATAGTGGATGCGACGGCGATTAATGGCGTTATTGATATTAATTATTGCATTGATTTTAAGCTCGATCGGTTTGTTTATAACGTCGCTTTATTTGCTCGGCGGCTTGCCTTATGCGTTGCTTGGCGGCGCGGGTTCCTGCTTGCTCGTTGCGCTGGCTTTGATTTCAGGTGTTAGAAAATGAAAATATTAAAAGCGATCGAGCGCGTAATTTTTGGGAAAGCCGCTTTGCAAAGCATCGATAATCGGGGCGGCTGGTTCCCTTGGATCCGCGAGCCGTATTCCGGCGCATGGCAACAAAACGACGAATGGACGGTCGATAACGTGCTCGCGTTTCATGCGGTTTATGCATGTATTACGTTAATTGCAAACGATATCGGAAAGCTTAAATTCAAACTCACTCGATTAGACTCGAATAAAATATGGGTAGAGTTTAAAGACGCGGCAAAAAACGCGGTACTTCGGCGCCCGAACAATTTTCAAAACGGGATCCAGTTCCGGGAGTATTGGATGCTTTCGAAACTGATTAACGGGAATACCTATGTATTAATTGGGCGCAACGCGCGCGGCGAAATTGTTAATTTTTGGGTGCTCGACTCTCAACGTGTGAGTATATTCGTAACACCAATCGGCGAAGTTATGTATCAATTGAATTGTGATAATCTCGCCGGCATACAAGAAAGCTCGATCATGGTCCCCGCGTCGGAAATAATACACGACCGCATGAATTGCCTTTTTCACCCGCTAGTCGGTACGAGCCCGCTATTCGCGAGCGGACTTTCTGCAAGTCATGGCCTAAAAATTCAAAATAATTCGGCGAAGTTTTTCGAGAACGGATCGCGACCTTCGGGTTTATTGACTGCCCCGGGATCAATCAGCGACGAAACCGCCGATCGCTTAAAATTGCATTGGGATTCGAATTACAGCGGCGTAAACGCTGGTAAAGTTGCTGTTTTGGGCGACGGCTTGAAATTCGAAAAGCTCACTATGACGGCCGAAGAAGCGCAACTAATCGAACAATTAAAGTATACGGCCGAGATTGTTTGCTCAACGTTTCACGTACCGCCTTATAAAATCGGCGTCGGCACGATGCCCACGCACGATAACATCGAAGCGCTTACGCAAGATTATTACTCGCAATGTTTGCAATCATTGATCGAAGCGATGGAAGCTTCAATCGATTACGCCTTCGGCTTTATCGATGACCGTCGCGTTGAGCTCGATCTAGAATTATTATTCAGGATGGATACGCAAACCAGAATTACAACGCTCGGCGATGCGATCAGTAAATCGGTTATGGCGCCGAACGAAGCGCGCAAGAAGATCAACCTTGCGCCGGTTCCGGGTGGCAACTCGATCTATTTACAGCAACAAAATTACTCGCTCGAGGCGTTGGCGCGCCGCGACGCGCAGCCGGATCCCTTTAACCCGAGCGCGACAACCGAGCCCGAAACCGCCGAAGTCGACGAAGACGACGACGAGCTCGAGCCGGAAGAGCAAATGAGATTATTCAGCGATCTACTTCGATTGGAACTCAGAAATGAAGCTTAGTGATATTACCGAACGCGCAAAAATGCTCGCGCCCGTGATCCGCGAATACGTTGAGAGCGAAATAAAAGCAAAAGAAACGCGACTCGACGAAAAACTATTCGCAAATTACACCGAAGCGACCGATCTAGTTCGACAAGTCGAACAAAGCTTATCAGAAAAACTCGAGCAGTTAGTCGAAATGGCGATCGCGAAGGCGCTCGATAAAATCGAATTACCGCGCGACGGGAAAGACGCCGCACAAATCGAAGTGCTTCCGGGTATAGATGAAAGCGCGAGCTATCCGCGCGGCACTTATGCGACGCATAAGGGCGGTTTGTGGCGTTCTTTTCAAACGACGCGCGGCTTATATGGTTGGGAATGTGTCGTAAACGGGATCGCCGATTTTTCCCTCGAGCTCGCCGACGACGGGCGCTTTCATGAAATTACGCTCGAGCTATCGAACGGCGCGAAAGAAACAAAGCGCTATCGGATCCCGAGCATGATTCACCGAGGCGTGTATGCGGCCGGCCAGGATTACGAAGTCGGCGATTGTGTCACTTGGGCCGGCTCGTTATGGCTCTGCAGAAAGCCGACAAACATTAAACCCGGCGACGGCGATTACTGGATACTCGCTGTTAAGCGCGGACGGGATGCAAAGTAATGACAAATTATGTCACGCTCGACGAAGTGAAAGAGCACTTGAGAGTCGATAACGACGCCGAAGACGCTGATTTAATGCTAAAGATCAGCGCCGCGTCGCGCATCGTAAAAAATTATCTGAAATCGGCGTCGCCGTGGGCGTACGAATACGACTCAAACGACGATCCCGTCGTCGATAGCAACGGCGATCCAGTAGTAGCGCTCGACTCGACGGGACAACCGACGCCGAAATACGAAGTTAAAATCGCGACGTTGATCGTTGTCGGTATGTGGTACCGCGACCGCGACGGAACCGAAATGGAAAAGTGGTTGCAAGGTTATCTACCGGCGCCGGTAACGGCTTTGTTATATCCGATCAGGGATCCCGCACTAGCATGATAGCCGCCGGCCGCTTTCGTCATCGAATAACGATACAACGTCAAGAGCAAGCTCAAGACGGCACGACGGGTGCCATTAACGTGTTTTGGGTTGACGTCGCGGTTAACGTTGCGGCGGCGATCGAGCCGCTAAGCGCGCGGGAATATCTCGCAGCGGAAACGAAACAAAATGAAGTGGTCGCGCGCATCGTTATTCGGTTTCGCGGCGATATCGATGGAAGTATGCGCGTTGTTCACGGTCAGAATGTATACAATATTCGCGGTTTATTGCCAGATATGGACAGCGGCATCGAGTATTTAACGATGCCAGTTTCACGCGGAGTCAATGACGGTCAGTGAGAGCGGCTTTCTGTATAGCGTCGGGGCCGAGTCTAACGGTTGACGATTGCAACGCGGTTGCAAAGCTCGGCGTTTATACAATCGCTTGCAATCTGGCTTATCGGCTCGCGCCGTTCGCGAATATTTTATACGGCATGGATCGCGCATTCTGGCGCGGCTATTATAACGAAATCGAGCAAAGCGAATTTAAAGGTCGACTAATCGCGCCGGTTATGACGAATCAAAAGCGAATCGAGCTGAAACGATTTCCGCATGGGCGCAATTCTGGTCACGGCGCAATAATACTCGCCGACCTTTTCGGCTTCGATCGAATCTATTTGCTCGGTTACGATTGCAAATATGACCGCAACGGCCGGCGGCATTTCCATGGAAATCACAAAAAAGGCATGGGCAATGCCGAGCGCGTTAATCATTGGTTGAATGATTTCGATCGAATAGCGCTCAAGAATAAAGCGAAGGTTATTAATTGCAGTCGATCGACCGCGATTAGAGCTTTTGAAAAGCAAACATTAGAAGACGCAATATGCGAATTGCAATCGTTGCTAGCGGAACCAGCGCCCGCGCTTTCGAATATCGGCCCGGTATAACCGTTATCGCGGTTAATGGCGCAATCGATTGGATCGAGCACGCCGATTACTTTTTCACGCTGGATATGAGTCAGGCGAACGCGCAGCGCTGCGCAAATCAACGGCCGCATACCATTTATTGCGCGGCATTGCCGGAACCGGATCAGGCGCCGGCCGGCGTGTTGAAATATATCCGCGTCGCGAAGCGCGGAGTCGAACCGCGCGTTAAAGATACGCCGCGCTGGTGGTTATGGCGTTATAGCGCAGTATTAGGGCTCAATACGCGGCCGGGATATATTAATACTGGAAATTCGGCTTATGGTGCGCTCGGGCTCGCATATCACGCGAAGCCGGAAAAGGTCGCGCTCTTCGGCGTCGACGGTGATAAAAATCAGCGCGTCGAGGGCGGCTATTCGAAAAACCTGTCGCATCTATCGCTCTTGTTTTCGAGCGCTGCGAAGCAAGTCAACGTCGTGAACGCGGGAAAGCTCAAAAGCGATATACCGAATATGAATCCGCACAAAGCAATTAAGTGGCTACTCGAATGAATGAAATCGAAGAAAAAGAGATTAAAAAGTATTCGACGATATGGGGATTCGATTCATATCGCGAACGCTCGCCCGGATTGCGTTTCGTTGAGCAAGCGATGGAAATGCTCCAACCGGCGCCGAATAGCTCGATTATCGATTTAGGATGCGGAACCGGCCGCGTTGCCAATTATTTTAAAATGAAAGGGCTCAACACCACGGCGCTCGATCTAGTTGATAATGCCTGCAATGAATTCGACGGCCCTTTTATAAAGGCACCGCTATGGCGGCTCGATGATATCGGTTCGTACGATTTCGGGTTCTGCGCGGACGTGATGGAACACCTACCGACGGAACTAGTCGACGACGCTTTGTATCAGATATCGAAACACTGCAACCGCGTGTATTTTCAAATCGCGAATTTTCATGATCATGAAGGCGACAAGATCGGCGAGTCGCTACACTTAACGGTCAAGCCATTTAGTTGGTGGGCGCTATTGATTAAAAGCTATTTTAAAGTCACAAATTCGAAACTCGCGCCCAAGCATCATGTATTCGTATGCAAATCGCTACGGTTCTAAAGCGCGGCCCGGAATTTCGCCCCGAGCATTTAAAGCGGCTCGTTAATACGATACGCGAAAGCGGTAATGATCATAAAATAATCTGTTTAACCGACTTCGAATTCGAAATCGCCGGCGTTGATCGTATTCCGTTGATTCATTTTTGGCCGGGATGGTGGTCTAAGATCGAGCTATTCCGTGTTGCAACGGAACCGACGTTATACCTTGATATCGATACGGTCGTGGTAGGTCGGTTGCCGGAAATCGGCCCGCGCTTCGCAATGATCGAAGACGTTTATGATTCTCGAAATTATGGCTCGGGGATTATGAGCTGGCAGAAAGCGCCGCGCAATATTTACGATACGTTTAAAAGCGACGCCGATCGATACATGCAGAAATACAGAACAAGACAAAATTGGGGCGATCAAGCGTTCATTCGGGATTATCTCGGCCATAAACCGGACTTGCTCGGAAAGGAATTTCGTAGCTATAAAGCGCACTGCAAGCGCTTTGTTCCACATGGAACTAAGGTCGTTTATTTTCACGGAAAACCGCGTCCTTGGTTCGTGCGCTTGCGCTTTCCCGGTAATACGCAATGAAAGCGGTTTTTGTTACTGGGCCAAGCCGATCAGGAACGAGCTTGATATCTGGCTTGTTACATGCCCACGGCGTATGGTTTGGCCCGTGTATCAAGCCGCGCTCAATCAACCCGCGCGGTTTTTTTGAATCAACGTTGGTTAAAGAGCGAATCAAAAACCGCGACTTTTCGAATTTTGCCGAACATTGGGATCGTTGGCGTAATCAACACGGCGCGCCCGAATTGTGGGGGGTGAAAACCGGCCCGCAATACTATTATTTATTTCAGAATTACCGGCCGTTGATCGTGGTAACGGATCGGCCCGAAGCCGAAATCATGGCATCGCGCGCGCGGATTGGGTTTACTCGCTCCAAAGGGGCGCTAAACAATGCACGACGGGCGATCGATTTATTACCGGCTCATATCAAGATAAAACCCGGATCAATCAT